CTATCTTTTCTGTGTGTATGCAAGGCTTATCCAGCCTGCGCCGCTTTTAAGATGCCCCCACTTTGTAGAGCCGTTCACGGCTTCTTCTACAATGGTGTAGACTTCTCCCTTCTTGATTTGCGTTACAATGCCGTAATTTGTGCCGGGGCCTTTTCTCACATTGAGAACTTTCGCCGTTACCTTCACGGTGTAGGGCTGTACTCCCGTTCCCGATACCGGTTTGTCCGGTGTCTGCGGTGCCGGTGTTTCTTCCGCCGCTCCCAGCTTTGCATTAACGGTCGCCGCGATCTCTCCCATACGGTTATACAGATAGTCTCCCGGGCACGCTTTAGCGGCGTAGTCGCGGTGTACTGTCATGTTGCACCCGTTCTTATGGTTCATGCGGTCGCTCTTGTTGGTAGACCATACCAGCTTTTTAATGCCGTTGCGCTTGCAGATGTCCGTCACAAGCTCAATGAGTGCTTTGTATGCGGCATCTTTGACGGCGCACGGCTGTTTTGCGTCCGATGCAACCTCGATAGTGATAGCCCGCATATCGTTTGCCCGATTGCTCGTACACCATGATCTGTCCTTTTCTTCTACATACAGCGCAATGCGCCCATCCGGGCCAATGCCATAGTTGGAGCTTGCCTGCCTGCTTGACTTTGCAAACAGATTTCCGCAGGTCTCTACGGACAGTTGACCGGCCATGCAGTGAATAGATATAGTATCGTTCACTTTGCCGGTACATACGGTCTTATTCGGAGATATCTTTGTGTAACATATAAGGCTGCTGTTACTCATCGTCCTCGCCTCCGTTTCCCGAAAGCATTTCAAGCGCTTCTTCGTTTACTTCTTCTTCGCTCTCTATGATCTCGTTCTTTTCTTTTTCGTCCATACTGCCTCCTTTACTCCACTTCGGGAAGTCCTGCTATACTTGTGAGAAGTGAGAGGATCCCGGCGAGTGCTGATGCACTGGCAACCGCTATCCAATTAACCTCTGATACAAGCGCCGCTGTTCCGATTGTTGCAATGGCTGTCTGTGCCACGGTCTTAACCGCTCTGATTCCGGCAGCTTTCCACCAATCCTTATTTGTAATGTTTTTCATGGTTGCACCTCCTACATTCCAAGTTTCACAAACACAAATGCGATTACTCCGCCGATGATTGCAGTCAATATGTGTGTTACCACCGTTCGCCACATTTCGCCGTCCTTGCCCTCGATCTTTGCAAGTCTCGCGCCCTGTCGCTCCTGCTCTGAAAGCATATTTTTCATATTGACTGCCAGTTCCTTTACTGTTGCTGTAAGGTCTGATATCTGTCTTACAGTTTCTTCGAGCGTTTCGATTCTGCGATTTTGGCGGTGGTTCTCTTCGTCAATGCGTTTCGCAAATTCTTCATGCTCTTTTCTCGTTATTGCATCTTCCATGGCCTTTACCTCCTTTCGCCGCCCCTCGTCTCGGTATCGGTGCTGTGCTTATCCACCTTCCGCCGCTTCTGTTTCTTCAAAGAGCTTTTCCGGCAGGTCGTCCGGCCATTCGTCGCCGCTGATGATGTTTCTATACATCCTGTCGGCTTCCGCTATCTCGTCTCTGCCCGTCTCCACATCCCCCAGCTCCGCAAGCCTTGTTGCAAGAACTTTGATTGTCCGGGCCTGTACTTCGTTTAGGTTCTCCAAATCTGCTATGATCTGTAAATGGCTGCTCATGTTCCGCCTGTTCCTTCCGTTTTCTTGCTTTCTCCATTTCCGCAAGGTAGATACCATTAAGCCGCATCCGCAACCGCTCCGTGTCGGTGTGTTCAAGCAGTCCTCTGATACTTGCTATGCGTCGGTCGAAAGATTGTTTGCTGATTCTCCCGGTCGCGTATCGCTCCGTTATCTTTTTGACTTCTCTTTTTATGCGCCCAACGGTACTTTTCCGTAGCTTCATGTGAGTGTTCCATATCCGCACTCCGACAAATTCAACGCCCATGTTTACCGGGCGTACTGCTGTTTTGTCGTTAAGGTCGAGTGCCAACCTGTCACGCAAAAACGCTTCAATAGCGGTTTTCCACTTATGAAGCGTCTCTTTGTCCTCTGCAAGTATCACGATGTCGTCCATGTATCGTATATAGTAATGGATTTTCAAAGTGTGCTTGCAATACTGGTCTAATTCATTCAGATAGATATTTGCGAATAGCTGCGAGGTAAGATTGCCTATCGGCATCCCGACTTCGTATAACCATTCTTCCGGCGGTACATCCTGCGGCGCTTTGCCCCTCGGCAGTCCGAACGGCTCCGCCTTGCTGTTGACAATGCCCCGTATCAGATCAAGCAGTCTTTCGTCCGCGATCCGCCTTGCAAGTATGGATAGTAGTATCTCATGGTCTACGCGGTAAAAGTATTTGCTTATGTCGAGCTTTAAGTAATAATACCTTTTGCCCGGCTTGCGCATAACCTGTCGCATCCAGTATTGTAACCGTGCCGCTGCCTTGTGACTTCCCTTGCCTTTCCTGCAGGCGTAGGAATCTTCGATAAACATTTTATCGTAGAACGGATTTAATATTTGGTATATGCTCCACTGTACTATCCTGTCCGGGTACGGTAACGCCATAACAAGGCGCTTCTTTGGTACGAATACCCATAGCTTACGATATGGCCCCAATATATAAGTGCCGTTTTGCAGGTTCTCAATGATAAGAAACAGCCAATCTTCAAGCCTTGCTGTAAATGCCATGATCTCCGCGCGGTACCGTTTGCCCTTGTGGGCGTTTTCATGTGCTTTGCACAGCCACGAAAAATCGCATATCGTACCCCATGCGTTATCAATGACTGCTATTTCTTTACCGTCATATCCCATTTTCCTCTTAACATTGCCCCGTGTGGCGTTTCCGTCTCCGGGGCAGCCTTTAATTTTTCTGCGTACTGTCCTCCGCAGAATGGAAGAAGGCTCCTTTTAACCTATACACCGTGTTATATCCCGTAAGACATAACCCACTTCCGGTATAGCTCCCGCCGGGTAATAGGTGAAAAGCGGAGCGCCCGCCGATGTTGTCGTTGACATTGGAACGCGGGTTGTTGAGGTTGGAATTAAACACGCCAGCATTCGCCCCATTGTTCCAGTTGCCGCCGCGAATCAGACAACGCAGTAGCCTAATCCCATTTATGAAAACGGTTATCTCTGTAGGGATTGTATGTATTTCCCTAAAAGATTACCGATCTCATTGTTGTAACGCGACCACACTTGATACTGATGTTCTGATAGTGGCGGCGCGTACTTCGCCCCGCACGCTTCCCGGTCAGCCGCAAGCCTTACAAGGTGCCGTAGCCAGTCCAGCTCTACATCAAGCTCTTGTGTAGTTGTCTTTCGGTAGTATTTCTTTTCAAGCTCTACCGCCAAATGATACATACGCAACATTGACAGCCGCATATCATCCGCAAGGTCTCTGTCCTTGCGCGGAAAATTCTTTGTCAGCGGTCGCCCGTACTTTATCATTTCTCCGATCTTTTCTTTGAGCCGGAACGGTTCATAGGTTCCCTCTTTTGGTCTCTCATTCTGCATATAGTTACTTCTTTCAACATTGCTCACGCCGGGCGGAGCGCGTGTCTCGTCCGGTGTGAGCTTTTTGTATTCATTGAATCTGTCTCGCTATCGCTCGACAGACAGTGAATCAGTGTACGGTGTACAGTGTTACCCGATAAAAGCGGAGCGCCCGCCGAGGTTGGCGCTGACAATGGAACGCGGGTCGCTGAGGCAGGAATCAAACACGCCAGCACTCGCCCCATTGCTCCAGCTGCCGCCGCGAAACAGACAACGCTCTTCCTGCGAGTTATCCGCATAGAAGTAATCTCCGCCGTATGTAGCGTCGATTCCCGTACCGGTGAGAGCTGTATCGGGGAGCATAGCCAGCGCCTGCAGGAGCAGTTTTGCCGCTGCGCCGATGCTTGACTGTGCCGTAACATCCTTGAATGTGATACCATGCGATCCCGCCGTATGTGAAATGGTAGTATCGTAAGTCCATGTGCTGCCCGTCCAATCCAGCTTAACGGAGCCGGTGGTTGTGCCGTGACCGTCGGGATCAATAAGCGTACCATCGGAAGCCTTGATTGCTTTCCACGCTGCGCTTGTAGCTGAAAGATCAGCGTTATCCGCTGCCGCGTTGTTGTCCGCAAGAATCTGTACCTCACCATAAACAAGGCGAAGTCCGGTACACCACTCCCAAACATTACCGTTCATATCCCAAATGCCGTCAAGAGTGCCGTCGTGAGACCATGTTACCGGGCCTGTGCCGGTTGCCACTCTCTGAATACGGTTAGAGCTGTCGCGCCCCATGGAAGGGATAGCCTTATACAGTGTTTCGGTGGAATCCTTGCCGTAGTTGTTATTGCCTTTAGGCTCTGTGCCGTTCTTATGGCACCACAAAGCGATTGCCGCCCACTCTGCGCAGGTTACTTCGTGATGTCCTGCGCCCTTGGCTCTTGCGTAAGAAACAAAAGTGTCAAGGTTTGCGCTTGCGCTGGGATCCTCTCCCGGTAAGCTGTACGCTCTGCCGTTGTAATGGTGTGTCTCGAATTTTCCGAAGTAAAATCCGTCAATCTCTGCTCCGTTTACGCGGAAAGCGGGATGTATGCTTGTGTCTGCTGTCGAAAGCACATCACAAAGCCTAAACTTCGGAATGTATACCATGATAGAGGGCATCTCCTTATCATCGTAAATAAGCTCGTTGGAAGGGCATACGCTTTTAAGTGCAAGCGCCGCCATATCAAAGTTTGCCATTTTGCTACCTCCTTAATAGATTGTGATACCGTCGATTGAGAACAGATACAGCACTACATCGTCCGTGTTAAGCGGCTTCGGTGTTCTGTTCACTACCTCGCGCTCCACTTCCTCGCCGTTCTCTTCTACCGTCTCGGTTATTACTTCTTCGTCGTACTCTCTTGCCGGGATTTCGACCTGTGCCACATAGTAGCGACCTCTTCCGGTGGTGAGATATCCGTCTGAATCAACCATGATGTCTTTGATTACTTCGTCGTCTCTCTGATACCTCGCAAGATTAAGCGTGATCTCGCCGTCGGCAAAAGAGAGCTTTGTACCACGGAGATTGTAGTCTATCTTCGTGCCTTCGTTTTTTTCTACGATCTGCATATTTGCCTCCTTTATTTGTTCAATGTCGTTTTACTCGTCAATGCCGGGGTCAGTCATGCCGCCCGATACGCGAACCGCTACATTGACCGTTGTTGCGCTGCCGTCGTGAATGAGCTTAAAGCCGTTAAGCGCCCGGTCTGCTACTCGGATATTACCAACTCTTCCGCCGCTGTATGATAATACATTGACCTCGACGCTGTAATTGGTGTTCTCGCGAAGACCGGAAAGCGCTACCGTCGTTTCCTTGTTGTTGAACGGCCACTTTAAGCCGCTGTTCATGGAAAGCGCCAGCGTGTGAAGCTCGTCCTCATAATCGTAATCGTCCTGTATCTGCTTAAACTGCATGATAGAACGGGCGAGGCTGTCGTCAGACAAGCCCTTTTCGATATTGTTAAAATGCTGCTGGTCGAGTAGCGTACCCTGTTGTATTACCTGTCCGCTTTGGTCGGTAACATGGTCTACCCAAAATGTGCGATCATAAGCCATAACCTCTCCTACCTCCTTTCTTTAGACTTCTTCTATCAGCGGGAATGTAAAGCGCAGGAGAGCCGAATTAAGGCTTGTCCGCGCAAGGCTGATCGTCTGACTGCCCGCAAGGTTTCCGTTGTTATCGTAAACCCGCACTCCCGTTATCGTGTCCGTTGCTCCGCTTGAAGGAACATTCACGAATACGACTACATCCGTGCCGCTTACTTCCTTGCTGTTGATCTCTCCGTCGTGCCATGACGAATTGTTAAGCTGATACTGAAAGCGTGTTACGGCCCGAAGTATCTCTTGTCGCCTTGCATTTAGGAATGTGCTTGTGAAAAACGCCATTGTCCTTTTCCTCCTTTCGGTTTATTGCTCTTCTCCGCAGTGAATCACTCCGCTTGCGGATGGTGTGCCGCTGTATGCTTCCGCTATTGACCTGTACTGCCGTCTTGTATTGATCGTCGCATCTATGCTTTCGCCTGCTGCCGACGCTACCGGCAATACTCCGCTGTTCTCCGTACCCGCTGCCGCTGCTTCGATGTCGTAGGCTTCTGCCCTTGCCCCCGCTCTCATGCTTCCGCAGGCTGTATAACCTACGGTCGCCACATTGGGAAGTGTACCGGCGAAGTCTGCCGTATATCCGAACGCTTCCGCTTTCGGTCTTGTGACAAGCTCCGGTCTTTCTGTGTAACCTATATGTGACGGCATCCAGTACGCGCCGCAATAGATTGTTCCGCACTCCGGCGGATTGTATCTATGGCTTTTTACGGTGTGCTTTATGATAAGCGCCCGTCTTATCATAAAAGAGAATGATTCAAGGTGTGCGCTCCACCGTTTGGCTCCTATAAGCCGTCGCTCCATTTCTGCTGAATCGTATGTATATGCCGGTGCGTCCGGGCCGCTGTGACTGATATCTACAAACAGTCTGAATGTTCCCGGTGTGCCGTCGTAATCGAACCACTCTTCAAGCCGTGTTCCCGGAAAAATTGCATCCGCCTGTAACCTTGTGGCGTATGCCGTACCCATGAGACGGCGGACGGTGAGTGCGGTTTTAATAATCCTCCGCTTTTGCTCTTCGCCGTAATCTGTGTCGTACCAGTCAATTTTCCAGTTGACCGCTATTGCATCCAATATTTCAATGGGTGCCGTGTCTATTGCCGTGTAGATTTGGCTTTTATCTGCGAGGTCAAGTGTCTTTTCATGCAATACGCCTAAAGCCTCGGATAGAGCGATCACCCAATCCTGCCCCGCTACTACCCGTGGCAGTCCGTCCGTTATCCTTGCGTCCTTTAGGCTTTTAATCATTTTCCAGCCCTCCATAAGTTACCGTTACCGTACCGATCTTCGGTAGCTCCGTATCTGATATGGTTGTGTGTGTCGGAGCTGTGATGCTTACGCGCTTTGCTCCGGCATCCCTTATCCTTGCGATAAGCTCTGTCGGGTTGATATCCCGTCCTAACTTCCGCTGCCAGCTCTGAAAATCCGTTACCGCCTGCTGCACTGCTGCCTGTATCGTGCTTGCGCTCCTTTGGTCGCTCGTAGCGATATAGTAGGTAAAATTGATATTGTATGTAACTTCCGTCGGGTCAACGCAGGTCACGGTATCGCAAAGCGGCCTTATGGTCTCGTCACTCATGTGTGCTATAAGGCTTGCTTTTTCCGTAGAGTTGAGCAGGCTTCCGTTATCAAGCACGACATATAAGGCTATGACACAAGGCGAAGGGCTTACGATCTTTACATCTCCCACATCCGAGCGCCATTCACGCACATAATACTCATAGGCATCTTTCGGCCCGGCACATGAAAACTTACTCGGCGCGAGATATACGCGCTCCGTCAGATTGTCGTCGTCCTCTACATCAAGTCCGCCCGTACTTGTGTCGGTGTTTGCCACCGATGCAATGTACGGTATCGGGTCTACAAGTGTGTCTATCACTCCTGCGAGGATCCCGCTTGAAGCGCTCCCCGGTTCTTCTGCCTGCACGATCACATCTTTGTATGTGTCGCCTATGGCGATCTCTGCATATTCGAGCGTGTTGAAATACTGCCCGTTCTGCGTCTTAACCCTTGTTCCTGCCGGGATAGCCACCACTTCCGACCTTGCTGCGGACAGCGTGAAGCGCTCTGTTGCCGTTGCTCTGTAGCTCTGCTGCCGCATTATTCCGAATAATGCCGCCAGCGCGTCAAGACTGCTGCCTGTTGAGCTTTTAAGAAGTTCTGCTTTGCCCTTTGCGTCGATATACTGCATTGTCTGATACTCGATCAGCGAGAAAGCCTTGATAAGAAGCGTCTTTGCGTCTGCATCCGCAAGCTCTCCCTCTTTTCCGGTCAGCTCTTGGTATATACGCAGGTACTCATCCTTTAACTGCTGCTCTGTTTCTGCAAGCGTCATGTTGTCTATGAAACTGATATCCGGCACATTTGCCAGTTGACTAATGTTAGACAAGTTCAATCACCACCTTTGGAGTTATATTGCCGCCCGGCGAATCGCTTTCCGTCCACTCCACACGGTCAACCCTTGCCCTCGGCTCATACATCTGTGTTTTCCGTACATATTCCGCCACAAGTAGCGCCTGCGCTTCCGGTGCCGGTGTGTCCGGTGTTGCTGTCTCTATCCCAAAATCCCTATCAAGTGCCTGTTCCCCGGCCATGGTGTTAAACAGCACTTGGAGATTTCTATATACTTCCCGCGCTATCTTATCGTTTACATTACCGGCTTCGATCTCAATGATTGCCTCGTTGATTACATTTGCCATGCCGCGCCTCCTTACAAGTATTCCTGCAATTTCAGAGTGATCTTGCACTCTACGAGTACACCCGCCAGCATGACTACATCCCATTCATCCGAAACATCCGTAATGACAAAGCGGTGTGATGATAGCGGTTTGCCGCCTATGATGAAGTAATCCGCCTTGCCCTTCTCGCTTTTCTTTTGAAAAAAATCTTTTAGCTTTCGTGGGTTCACACCGTCCTGCTGTCTTAATAAGAGATCAAAGCTGTACTCCCGCAATTTCGGGCCGAGGTACTGTGTTCTCGCTTTCTTCCCGGCTCTGTCGTGCGTTGCGAAGTCAGCTCCCGTGCTTCCCGATAAATTGCTTGGCGTGAATACTTTTCGCTTGTGGGTTCGTACATCTTCGTATACCTTAAATGTCTTTCCCATGAAACTACCGACTGTCAATAATCACACCTCCTTTACTGATCCGGTTCCGGGCCGCCCGCGTGCTTATGATGTACAAGGCTTACGCTCTTAATGGTCGCGTCGCCGTCTGCTCCGTCTATCGTAATTTGCGGTGCGCTCATTGTGATTTGTGTACCGCTCGATATGCTGATGTCTCCACCTGCGCTTATGGTTATTGTGGTGCCGCCTACTGCAATGGTTACACCGCCCGGAAAGTTCAGCGTTACCGCCCCGGTTACTTCTTCCTTCATGGTTCCCGTAACCTTGCGTTCTAACTTTCCCTTAAACTCTTCTTCCGCATCTCCTGTTGCTTCCAGTGAATATTTGCCACCTGCCGATATGCTCATATCTGCGGTGCTTTCAAGGCTCATGCTTGTACCGGCTTCAATGCTTACTCCTTCGCCCGCATTGATTCCGACTCCCTTTGCTGCCTGTAGAGAAACACTTGCGCCGGATGAATTAAGCTGTATCTGACCGCCTGCGACTATGCTTGCGGCTCCCTTTGCTTCGTCGTATATCTCTCCGTTGCAGTTTCGCCCCGTCCTGTTCGGTGCATACTGCGTATAAACTCCCGTGTTCTCATCGTATCTCTCGTATGCCTGCCCCTTGGTGTTGGAGTATTCCTTGCGGTATAGCCCCTTGTAACCCTCGGCGGGCTTATTCGAGGCGTTCCATACCGTACCGGTTGTTGTGGCCGCTGCGCTTCCGTTGCTGTTATGCGATACAGACACCACCTGCCCTATCTCCGGCATCTTATACTCACCGTTTGACATTGCGTTTATCTGCTTTGTTACGCTCTGCCCCCGGTCGAAGTATGTTACTTCGTATGTGCCGCGCTCGTAATCAATGGAGCTTACGCGCCCTGTTCTGTTTGTCGCTTTGCTTCCCACGGCGTACCTCCTTTACTGCGCATAGTGACCGCCGCCACCGCCGACAAATGAAGATGTCTTTTTCTTCGCGCCTGTCGTCGTTGCGACTGTCGTTGTGTTTCCGCCCGTTCCGCTTCCGCTGCAATATGATGCAGGTACCCAGCCTGTGACATTCTTTCCGACCGGCAGCTTTCCGCACCTGTCCGCCGTGTTCGTGATGCGATAACGGCCCGCAACGAGGATCCCGTCATAAAAGTAGAATGTTCCGCTCTTATGCGTCGCCGGTTGCGTTGCTGTACTTGATACATAGAACGGGGCATTATTGAGCGTTACCGCCGCTCCTGCCGTCGCTCCCGCCGCCTCGCTGCTTGCGTTGGCTGCCGGGCTTGTGGTGTCGTGCGTACTTGTATATGTCGGCGTTGTTTCTTCTTTCTTCTCATGCACTTGGATATTTCCGCCCACATCCCAATAATGGAATGATGTTTCAATGGCGCTGCACTCGATATCTGATGTGAAACCGGCTGAACCGCTGTATTTGTGCGTCACCTTATCGACAAAATATCTACCATTCAGACCGCCGCCCTTTGCGCTTCCGTACCCCGTCAGCTTGATAACATGGCCTGCACATACCTTCCATTCGCCCTGTGTCGAAAATTTGAGCTTTGTCTTTCCGTGGTTGGCGTTGTTGATCTCCGCGCAAAGCTGTACACTTGCATCGTGTACGCTCGTTGCCCTTCTGCTCACGCTCTTTGTATGGGTTCCGCCGCCTACGCTGCAGGTTATGTCTATATCCTTGTCGGCATCCGTATAACTGAAATACCCTCCCGTGTATGTACCGGAGAGGGTAGTGCTGTACTGTAGGCTTCCGCGTGTGATATTGCTTTTATTGAATGTCTTGACCGGCTTTTTGGTCTTGTACTTCTCCCGGTCATACACCCACATTCTTTTTGCATAAATCTTTAATATCAGTCCGTAATTTTTGCATAGCGAATTATAAAAACTGCTGTCCGTTGCGTCCTGTTCTTCACATTCGATCTCGTAATCATCCGCATCGTATGTAAATTTCAGTCCGTACCTCGCCGCTATCGTTTCTCCTATCCGCTTGATAGAAGTATTCTTCCAAACATACTCTCTTTCGTACTCTGAAAAGTTTTCGTCGCTCGGCTTCGATACTCCGCCGATTGATAGTGTGCTTGGTCTGTCCTTGTATGCGATATCATCCAGTACGAAAAGTCCGCACTTGATAATGTGCTTTCCTTTTCCCGTGGTGCTGTTCCAGTTCGTACCGATGATCCGGGGCTTTATGGTGGCTCCCTTCTCCGGCATCCACCCTTTAAGCCATTTGGAATCCTGCGCATTTATCGTAATATCAATGCTGTCTGAATTATCGCTTGCGCTGTCTACATAAGTGATACTCTCTATGTCTGTTCCCGTTGCCGCCGAAAAGTCGCCGTTGTTATACTTCGCCGTGACTTTTACCCGTCGGGAGTTAATCATCGTCGTCGCCATAATCTTCGTCCTCGTCCTCTTCTCCGGCTGTAAACTTCCAAGGCGGCAGGCTTCCGTCGTCGTCCTCGTCCACTTCAACATCCGGCGCGGTGAGCTTAACCCCCGCGCTGAATGTGAATGTGTCTATCAATTCCCGGTTGGCTGCCATGAGAACATCTGCATAGTATTCACTTCCGTATAGCTTTTTGGCGATCACATCCCATGTATCGCCGCTGTTTGTGGTGTATACTGCTGCCATACGCCCTCCTAAAGTTTAATAAGCCGTTCTGTACTGCTGTTTTTGTCTCTGCTCGTACCATTCCTCAAACATTGACCGCATCTGCGACATAAGGTTATCAACCGTCGAATCGTCCGCGTTGCCCTGTATGGTGATCTGCGGCGCAAATGTCATGTTGCCGCCGTCTCCCATGGCTCCGCTTGTGTCGATCTGCTGCAATTCCATAGGCTCAACGCCTAACAGCTCTCCGGCTTTCGCCCATGTGTTAAGGTTCTGCGCTCTTACTGCGCTGTCAAAGGATATAACCGCTTCTCTTCCGGCTTCACCTGCGATACTCGGCCCGTTTGTAAATCCGCCCTTCGCCAGCATCGGGATTTCCGGTATATTGATCGAGAATGACTTGCCGCCAATGACCGGCACCCAATCCGGGATTGTAAGCCCCAGCCCGTTTATGCCCGAAATTGCTTTATTGATTAGAGCTATCACGGCGTTAATCGGCGCTTTGCATAGATTGATAAGCGCATCGAAAGCATTTCCGAAAATCTGCTTTACTCCTTCCCATGCCTGCGACCAGTTCCCCGTGAATACTCCGGTTATAAAGTTTATCAGTCCGTCGAAGATGCCCTTTACATTTTCGAGGATCCCGCTTATAGCCCCGAAAGCTACATTAAAGGCCGCTAAAACAGCGGGGATAACAACGCTTCCGATGGTCATAACCACCGAAATTACGCCCTCAATCAGCGGTAAAGCTATCTGAATCGCCTGCGCTATGATCTGCGCTACGGTCATAACGGCAGTTCCTACATTCGTTAAGATTTCCGAAATGATAGGCGCTGCGCTGTTGAATGTCTGCAAAATGATAGGCAAAACCGTGGTTACAATGAAGTTGAACACTTCCTCGATAATCGGCTTTACATAGGTTACGGCAAAATCTACGATCTGACCGACTACACCCAGCACGGATTGTAGGATCATAACTACGGAATCAAATGTAGTTGATGCCGTGTTTGCCACATCCGGCCCGAACATATCGTTGAAAAATCCTACAACCATGTCCTTAACCGGTGCCAGCGCGTCCGCAAGTCCGCCGTTCAGTATGTTGCTTATAGCTCCGAGTATGCCGTCAAGTCCGCCCTTAAAGCTGTCGAATACCGCAAGTCCTTTTTCTCCGAATACCTCGCCTATGATGTTTCTCACGCCGTCGAGGTTGTCATATAGTATGCTGAATACTGCTATAATGCCGGAGATAACGCCCACGATTGGCAATGCCCCGGATAATATGGAGCCGAATATACCGGCTACCGGGCCAAGCGCCGTAGTCGCAACATTCAGTATGCTTCCGCCGAAACTTCCGATTGCGGATAGCGGCCCGGATAGAGCGCCGCCGATTGCTCCGCCCACTCCTTTAATACCGGCTACGGCGTTTCCCGCTGCCCCGCCGATACCGCTTAATGCTCCGCCTATCATTTGCCCCGGCTTCGATGCTGCGATAGCGGATGCAGCGTTTCCAAGTCCGCCTACAGCCATTCCGCCGAGGTTTTTCAGTCCGCCGCCGATCTTTGCGCCTACTCCGCCGATTGCTCCGCCTATCTTCGTCTGTCCGATTCCGCCTATGGCGTTCCCGATGCTTCCGAAGTATGAGCCGATACCTGCCGTAGCTTTCCCGGCTTTGGAGCTTTTGAACATATCGCCGATCATTCCACCTAATCCGTTGGAGTTAATCAGCATATCCATTACATTTTTGTTTGCTGCGTTAAACTTCTTCTTGTTTCCGCTGAATAAGCCTCCGGCGTTTTGTGCTGTTGCCAGTATACCCATAAGCCCCGCGCCCTTCGTGCCGGTGTTTACGCTCTTTCCGTAGGCATATCCCTGTGTTAATATCTGCGAAGCATTCCCGGCGAACTTCTGCCCGCCTGTGAACATCCCGGCGAGACCGCTTACAAGTCCGCCGCTCTTATTTCCAAACGCTCCTTTGCTTCCGAAAAGCAGGCTGCTTCCGCCGCCAAGTAGCGTCTCAATAAGCGGGGCTGCTTTCATCCCGGCGAATGTCGCCGCAAGTCCTCCGATTACCTTAACAACCTTGTCTCCGTTGTTCGCTACATAATCAAGCGCTGACTGCACATAAGGTAACGCCGTTTGCAGCGCTCCGCCCAGCTTGTCAACACCTTTCGATGCGATATCCGCAAGCGTCTCTCCCAGCTTTTCAAGTTGCGGCATATTCTCCCGGAGACCGCCTATAATATCTATCATCAGCGTTGCAAACTGTTTTTTGACGGGTAGAAACTCGTCTCCGAAGTCTATCTTTAACGCCTGCCATGAGTTAGCAAGCATCTTGTCGATGCTCTCCGCCGTGTCCGCTTTGATGATAAACTCTCTTTCCATACTGCCTTTGTACAGTGACGGATCATTTACCATTTTCAAAGCGTCGGTGTATGTGCTTATATTGCCGGTGATCTTCGCCGCACCTTCAATCGCCCATTGTCCGAACAGGTTAGACAGTGCCGCTACCTGTTTGTCGTCCGGGAGATTTCCGATTGCGTCAAATATCTGCAAGAGTGTTCCCGAAGCGTCCTGCTGCATTGCTTTAGCAACGCCCTCTGCGCTCATTCCCAACGCTTCAAAGGTTTCTTTTTGCTTCTTTGTTGCGCTCGATCCTTTGCTTATGTTGGTATAGATACGCTTTAAGCTCGTTCCTACTCTGTCGGTAGACACGCCGGTAGCAAGCATGGCATCCGCCAGCGCCGCCGTTGTCGCCACATCTGCCCCGGCTATCTGTCCGAGTGACGCGGCATCATTTACGGCCTGCGCGATCTCCGCTGCCGTGGTCGCGCTGTTCGCTCCGAGGTAGTTGATTTGGTCGGCAAGTACCATGATTTCATCATGGGTCATGTTAAATGCGTGTTCCCATTTTGCCGCCCAATCGCCCGCCTGCTTTGCGTCGATATCCATTGCAGTACCCATCATGGCAACATCTTTTAAGAATCCCTGTATGTTGCCCTTGCTGTCGTACTGGATTAAATCGTTTATGCTTTTGCCGGATTGTCCTGCTGCCGCCGCAAGCTCTGTAAGCTCTTCGGCTGTCATTGGTATTTGGGTTGAAAGATCAAGGATTGCATCTTTCATCATGCCGTAATTTTGTGCGAATGTTCTCCCGGTGTCAGCGTCCATCTTGTCGCTGATCTTTCCCATGGAATCCGCGAGACCGTCTACATACTTAACGACATCACCCATTTGTGCTTCAAAGTCTTTCGCGGCGTTTGTGGCATCCACTATCGCCGCAACGGAGGCGGTGCCAAGCGCTCCCATAGCCGCAAGCCCGGCAGTACCGATTTTACTTATTGACTTTGAAAAACCGCTTACGCCCCGCTGCGCCTGCCCAAGTGCAGACATAAGGCTTTTATCAACCTTACCGGCTATCTTTACGCTTAACTCTAATGTTTTGTCCTTCGCCATTCTTCCGCCACCTCGTTATTCAGTTCGATAAACTCTCGAACCGGCATAGTCAAATAAAAATCTATCCCCGTCCTCGTCACAGCCGAAAGACGGATAGCGGCCTTGCGAAGCTCTTTTGCTCCGCCCTTTACTCGAAAAAATCCGAGCTGTTTACTTCCGCTCTTAACTTCAATAACTCTCCGATAGGAAGCCCGGTAAAGAATTTCTCCGGCTGTCCTGTCGCCATGCTTGCCATGATGCAGCAGTAGAGATAATTGAAAGTAGGTTCCGTGATCGTAATACCCGCACGGACAAGCCTGTTTTCTGCCTCGCTCTCGTTCATGCTTGTCATGTTGGCTATTCCGTTAAGGTCAATCTCTGTGTATTCCTTGCCCTCGAATACATAGGGCTTATTGAATTTCAAAATGTGATTTTCGCTCTCTTCCGTTACCATGAGTGCAGATACCACAACTTTCTGTGTTCTCTTTGACACTCCGCGCGGCATGAGCTTAAAGAACTCAATAGGATAGTCTGACGCTTTCTGTGCAATCAGACGGGCAAATGCGGTCGTTCTCTCTGTTGCCATGGCCGCCGCCACCTCTCCCTCGTCCACAAGCTGCGACTGTGCCTTGATTGCATCGTTGATCGTCAGCTTTTCGATACCGGACAGATCAATAGTCTTATATTCCTTGCCCTCGAATACATAGGGCTTTTCAAGGGTTACTACACCCTTTTTCTCTTCCGCGCTCTCCGGTTCCTGCGCGGTCTGCTCTGTAGTCTGCTCTGCGGTCATTTCTTCCACTTCCGTGATCTCTTTTGTTACTTTCTTTTCGTCAGCCATTTTTATAGCTCCTTTCGGTGATTCAGTGTTTTCAGTGATTCAGTGCAAAATAAAAGCACCGTCCTCCGCCATGCAGCAGAGGACGAATGCTTTTTATGATGCTGTGCTTATTAAACAAGCCCGCGAACTTCCGCCAGCATATCAACGCCGTTTACGATGTATACACCGTTCAGCTTGTCGATCTCAACTAACTTCTGTCCGTCGTTCTCAATGAGAATGTAGGTAAGCTCCAAAGTGACGGTAGCCTCCATGCTCTCACCCTTCTCGATCTTGCCTGGATTGAACTTCTTAACTCTTCCCATTTCAACAACGCGAAGTCCTTTGAAGTTGTAGCCGCCGGTCTTGTCGTATACCTGCTGTGCCGCTCTGAATGTCAGATTGACGGTTTTAAGCGGGGAAAGCATATCGGCAGCGCTGGAATACAGTGTGTTAAACTGAATCTCCTGCTCCATGCTCTCAAACTGACCGATAGTAGGGCTGTCGTTCTCTCCGTTAATACCCATGCCGGAGGTTGTGCTGGTTTTCATGTTGATTTCCGGCATAGTTACGGAAGCTGCGACACCAATCATTTTGTTACCGTCGAGGTAAGTGTTGGCATCGTTGATTTTTTCGGGTACATAGTTATTACTAATCATTGCCTTTTATCCTCCTTCCGTTAGCTCAATGCGCTTGCCAGTGCTTCCGGGTCAAACTCGATCACATCCTCGATATCTTCTGCAGGAGTGTAAGGAGTAATGTACTGGTGGAAGGTCAGCTTGCCGTTGAGTAAGTCTGCCGTGGTGTTCTCGTCCTCGTTAAAGACGATCTCATACCTTGCGCACACATCCCTTGCTACGAATCCGTTACCGCGCACATTCTCGGAATCAACGATAGCCTCGATAAGTCTCTTGTTAGCGGGGCTATCCACCTTCTGAAAGTAGGTAAGGATAAAGGTATTTGCTGCCCATGAAAGGAATCTGCGGACAGAAAACCATCTGTCTTTAGGATCGGTGTTGCCGGGATATGCTGCGGTGTTGTTGCCCCAAAGCCTAAACCCGTTCATGTTAAGGAATGTTGCCACTCCGAAACTGTTAATGGTGTTGGCCTGATCCTGATCGAGGATAACCTCTGTTCCGTCTGCAAGGCAGGCTTTCGAGATTGCCAGTGTCTTGTTGGACGGTGAAACATTAGGCGTATCGTCGTTCACTGCGTCCACATAAGCCGTGAGCGCCGATGCAAGAGCGGAGCCGGAGTAAACCACTTCTCCCACTGCTGCATAAGGCCATACGGCGTATGCGTTGGGGTCTGATACTCCCTGTGCTTCCTTCTTGGTCTTGACATCGGAATACTTCTTTGCGCCGTTTGTGCCGCTGTCGATGTCGATAATGGTAACGCATTTGAATACGCCGTTGATCTCCTTTGTCTTTGCCTGTAATGCTGCCGATACGGTAGCGGCAGTGGAAAATCTCGGAGCGGTCAAGATGCCCGGTGTCATGCCGAACAGAGGATAAATCTGTCTGATAACTTCAAGTCCGCTCTCTGCTCCTGTGGTTCCGTCTACGCCGCCCACGATATCCGCTGCCACAACTGCGGAAGGATTTACCTTGTTACCTGCTACGGTAACTGCGGTTGCTGCCTTTGCTGTTACGGAAATCATGGTAAGGTTTGCGGTTCCGTCGTCATTGAATGTAACGGTGTAGTCGGTTCCTCTCACAAGAGTAACCTCCGGATCGCTTCCGCTTTCCGGAATCTTGACAGTAAGCGCACTGTCAACGATCAATCCTTTTTCCGATACGAGACCCACATAGTTGTTGATCTGTACGGTGCCGCCGGTCATGGCGGTTTTGTGTCCTGCCTTTGCGGGGTCGAGGACATTGATAAGGATGATCGGGCCGGTGCCGACTACCGAGAAAGTAGCTCTCATGGCTTCGCAAAGTGTGTAGCTTGCGAAGTCGTCGCTGTATCCCAGCGCTTCCACCGCCTCGGCGAAATTGTTTGCCAAGATAGGCTTATTTACCGCTTTCGCGAAGTTTGCTCCCAGCGTATTTACCGGTGCGGTTCCGACTACAACCTGCAATCCTGCGGTACCCAAAATAGGAGCGGTCATGCTTGTAGCCTTTTCGCTGGTATATACGCCGTGTTTGTAAGTGCTTGCCATAGCTTTTTTACCTCCTTAAATTTCTGCTTTGATCTGCTTGTACAGGATAGCCTCTGCTGTTCCTGCCGTTTCAACTTTGCCTCTGACTTCTGCGAAACGCTCTATCGGTACGATAAGTGTTTCAACAATCGGATGCTCTTTTACGAACTCTGCCAAAAGCTCCGGGATCCCTCCCGTTAGGACGGTGCCTTGACGCACTACTCCACGAATACTCGGCCCGCAATATACTACGGTTTCTTTCGCTTCCGCTTTGGCTTCGGGCTTTTCCTCTGCCGCTGCCGTCTCTTTTGCTTCTGTTGCTTCTTCCGTTGCCTGCTGCCCGGTCAAAAGCTCTTCGCTTTCAGTCTTTGGCGCTTCCGTCGTTTTTGTGTTTGTTTTTTTACTCATAATAACTCCTTCAATGCTGTGTCCTGTGTCATGGCTGGTGCCGTACAGGTGAGAGAACACGCCCCGAAATAGTACGGTGCTGTATCGTCAATCTGTAAAGCCCATGTTATCGGTTTCAGTATTGTAAATGCGCCCCCGAAATAAGGACGGGTGCATACCCTCTGTATGATATCCTCCTTGATATTCGCTACATCTTGGTATCCATCCCGTTCTTTTCCTTTGTCATAACAGCAGACAATCAATGAAAAGTCTACGATCTGTGGGCTGTCGTCGTCTCGGATCGCTCCGCCCGTCATTTGTACCACGATGTAAGGCGCTGCGGCTTCGTCCGTGTCTGCGTCAACATCGTTGTCCTCCGGTACGGGTAAATCCTGTTTGTAGATAGTTAGGGGTTTTCTCCCTTCCTGTCCGGTGTACTTCTTGCCCTTAAACAGTTCTTTGAGCATTTCAATGAGTGCGTCTTGACATAGCTGCGGTGTCCTTCCGATGCCTGCTGCCTCGACTTGTGAAAGATAATCATTCATGCTCTATACCTTTCCGGCTCTTGCAAGCACTTTGTCTACCTGTGCATCAAGCCGCTGTATCAAAAAATCTTCTACTTGCTGTTCCACTTCGGGCCATATAGTATTGTGCATGGCTGTAGCCGACGGGCTACCCATTGTGCGGAGCTTTTCAACTCTGCCGTCGCTGGTTGTCCATCTTGGTCTGCCTCTTGCTGTCAGCTTATTACTTGAATTTGAGCCGATCACCCTTTGAACCATTCCGACATGACCGCTTTTGAATTGCAGCACAAAGCCCTTTGACAGTCTCGCTTCGCCGGTCAGTGGTTTCATGGAGCTTGCTTTTAATACCTTTGCTCTCACTATCGGTGGTGCGTTCTCGAAAACATCCCGTCCGGTATGTACTCCCTCCGGGCTATATTTGAAATAGCCGAGGTCGTTTCTGAAACTCGCTATGTGAAGCTCTGCATTTAGGCTTGTGTTGGTCGCTTTCTTTCGCTGTACAAGGTCTTTCAAGTGCTTTTGCCCCGCCGCGTTCACGGCGTACCGTGATTTCGCTTTGGCGATCATCAGCTTTCTTGCTTCCCTTGCCGTTGCGTTGATCGCAACCTTTATCGCTGCCGGTGTCTTTCCTTTAAGGTCTCCGAGCGCTCTTGCTACATCTTCCTCGCCGATTACGGTAATGGTATAGTTTCCACTGTTGTAGACTGTTCTTGGCATTTACTGTCTCACCCTTTCCATCGTCATACGATATACGCCGCTATCTTCTTCGCAGTGCATGATCTTGTATGTCCGTTTGTGGTCTGTACCTTCGTCCAGCACTAAATACTTACCTACCTTCGGTCTCGGCCCGTAATCTTTTACGCGGATATAGAGAATGGTGTGCGCATTGTATAGTCCGGTATCAAAATTCTGTTTTGCCCCGGCTTCCCAATGTGCCGAATGTTGCCTTACATCCTCTTCTTCAACGATAATCAGATATTCCGTACCGTCTACTATGTGCAGCTCGGCGTGTTCGTCTCCGTTGAAAAACGCAAGGTCGATATCCGCTGCCGCACATTCCTTGAATGTTGGCGCTTTCCACTCTTCCTCCGCTTCTTCTCCGTATATTTGATCTAACTCGATTAACGCCATTTGCACCTCCGCCAAAATTGCCCCGCCCGGTGTCTCTCCGGGTGGGGCTTATAGTCTCTAAAGATGCACCTCTTACAGTACGGAAGCTACGAGCCAGCTATCCGCCTTGTCCGGGATAGGAAGCGGATGTGCCTGTAACTCGATCATTCGTCTGTCGGGGTGATGCTCCACATAAGAGCGAAGCAGTCTTGATGTCTGCGCCGTTACCCACTGCTGCGAAGCGTCCTCAATGTATGTGCAGGCTCCATAAGCTAACATATAGTTAGGGTTGGAAGCGATAAGCACTACCTTGTTGGAAGGTACGAGAGGCTTTGTCTCCGGGTTGGAAGGATCAGTCCAGTCATCGTAGTACACTTCGCCGTACTCATAGATATCGAGGCTCGGCTTGTTGAGGTGTCCGATGTACCTTACGCCGTTAGGCAGGTCTTTAGGCTGGATGATACCCATTTCGATACGGCGGTTGTCAAGCTGCTTCTGTACATCAGCGTCGTTAAGGAACGCTTTGAGTGCTGCTTTACCCATGATCGCCATATCTACATTGGTGAAGCCGTTTGTTAAGGTCTGCTCTACCCAATCATCGAGATTGTCAAGCACCTTCGCGCCGCTCTGACCCCAACGGTTTGTTCCGGTGAGGGTTACGGTGTTGGTGAAACCGAAGTCAATAACCTCGTTTACGCCCTTGCCGACAACAGGAATCTGACCGGTTACGATAGCCTGTACAGCCATCCACTCTTCACGGCGGGTAGTAGCGTCGTTAAGACGGTTATATTCGTCTGTGAGCTTCTGTGCTGCTCTCTGTGCGGGTGTCATTCCGCTGTAGATGTCCTCGCCGGGCAGTCTGCTCATAAGCTGATCTGCGGTAGTCACATCGTAAGGATTGATAAGAGGGGGCTTGTAGCTCTCCGTCTTAAATCCCTTGTCCTCAAGTACCTGTCCGCCAGCTCTCGGATGAACGAAAGCCGCCATGCGACGGTCGCCCTTAACGATGTCGATATCTACTCTTTCGGTTGCGAAAGTCTTGATGTTCTTGAAGAACTTATCGCGGAAGAAAGTGTGTACGGCGGGTGCCTGTCTCACTACTTCCGCAAGATATCGGGGCTGATAAATGTTGATCTCGTTAGCCATTTTCTTTTTCCTCCTTGCTCTTGTCTCCCTTCGCCGCTTTCTTTACGGCTTCGGTTGTTTTCTCCTTCTGCTCTTTTGTTGCGCCCTTTGTGGGTGCCGATGATCCGTAAGTTACCATGTTACGCCTCCTCTAACACTAACCCGGTGATCGGGATTCTGATTGTGTTTGTCTTGTAACCGGCTTCGCTGATCTTGACAATGATATCCTGTGCCGCATCCGTGATACGGAATACGCAGATACCGTCGCTGTCAAGCGTTGACGGGCCGTGTACTCCCTTGGAAAGCTGCACGGTGATAACCGCGTCGTCGTGATCTTCAACCTCAAAATGCAAAGCAAGATAGTTTCCGCTCTGCTCTGCTGTTTCTCCGCTCCATCCGGTGTAGCCGGTAACATATTTCAGCGTACCGCTTACCCCGAACTCGCCGATAGAAACATCCTGCTGCAGGTTGGCTACTGTTTTGCCGAGTAGGTCTGTGCCTGCCGCTATATCGGCATCAACCGACAGGCTGGTTAAAAAGACTGGCCGCCGTCCTTTAAGAAAATACCGATATTGCGGAACTTGTCTTTAAGTCCTGCTGCCGTTACATCAGTTTCAAGCTCCAATGCCTCGGAGAAGAACTCTCCCGTAAGGTAGATAACTACCTCGTCGTCTGCTGCTGCCACATCGTCAGCAACAATGCCGAAAGGTGTATCGGTGTTTGCTGTGATTTTTGCTGCCTTGCCGCTGCCGTCGAGCTTCACGGGTGCGCCCTTTTTAAGTGCGGAAGCTGCCGCCTTAACATCGGTCGTGATACCGATAGCAACACCGGCAATAAGGTATTCGGGAGTTGTTGAAAAACTCTTTTTTGCCAAATCCATGCTCATAGTATTTTATCCTCCTTTACTGTTTCTGCCCCATGGCTTTGATAGCGTCAAGAAACTCGTCCTGCTGTGTGCCTCCTGTGGTTTCGTGCGCAACATTCTCCATGCCGCTTTCAGCAACATCTTTCTTAACGCCGTCGAGATACGCCTGCTTCTTTGCGCTCTCTGTCTGCTTTGCGTTCTTGACTGCCTGCATAGCGTAATCCGCTGCACTGATCGGCTTTTCAAACTTTGCTTCGTTCGCAAAGTCCTCGGAACCGGACAGGCACATCTCTTCGATGTCGCGGATTCTCTGACGCTCATTTGCTGCCGCTGTCTCCGCTGCCGCCGCCTCGATTGCTCCGACCAACTCCGGGTATGCTCCGCGCAGGTCGTCCACGGTTTTAATTTCCATGTTCTTTACCTCCTTTGGGTTTTTTGGTTTCTCCGGTGCCTTGTTGACCGGGTTTGTATTTACAACACAATCGGCGGCGGGGGCTGCTGCCAAATTGTCCTGTACGAATTTAGGCGCATCGGTAAAAGGTATGTGTGTTCCGATGCTGTTCACGAATAAAAGACCACCGCGATTCTCAATCACGGTCTCTTCGTCCTCTGTATCGTCTATCAGTTCATCCACAAAGCCGTTTTCCTTTGCTTCCGCTCCGGTAAACCAGCTTGTGTTATCCATCTGCTGTGCTACTTCGTCCTTGTCTCTTCCCGTCTTTTTGGCGTAAAGGGAAATGATGTTATCCCGGATAGCTCCCAGCGCATCAAGATACTGCTGCAAGGTTACGGCATCCGCATATCCGAACAATCCCATTTTTACGGGGTGTATCATGTATGTGCTGTCGTTTGCCGCTACGACCTTTGAACAATGGCAGGCAACGATTGTCGCTGCACTGGCGCAAAGTCCGTCGATCTTTGCCGTTACGCTTGCCTTGTGCTGTTCAAGCATATTTCCTATGGCGGTCGCCGCGAATACATCACCGCCGCCGGAGTTAATGCGTACTGTGATCTCATTTATCCCTCCGAGTGCGTTAAGCTCGTCTGCAAACTGTTTCGGGGTTACTTCGTCGCCCCACCAGCTTGTGTCTGATATGTCGCCATATAAAAGCAGCTCCGCGCTCTCTTCTGTCTGATTGCGGAACTGCCAAAACTTCTTTGCTTTTGCTGGCATCTTATGTCCTCCTTTGCTCCTGCTGTTCCCTTGGCGCTCTCTGTAACGGTTGCATCGGCTGTGACTGTTCCTGCTGTGGCGGATTTATAATGTCGTCAACTTCCTTCTTCCGCTTCGCTTCAATCACTCTCTGACGGATATTGCGGTTATAATCGCCGCCCGTCATGGTCGCTGTCTCTTCCTGTGCCGTAGAGAAACCTGCATCTACTCTCTTTATAGCCGCGTCAACTTCCTGTACCGGGTTAAGGTTCGTCCTTGCCGGGCCGTTCCAGTCGCACTCCATATATGCTTTTCTGATCGCCGGATCGTCAAAGAATCCCGGCGCGTCAATCCTGCCTCTTGCTACCGCTTCCGCGAACCACTCTTTGTAAATAGGTGTGCAGAAATCGTCTGTAAACCAGTCTCTTTGCATTGCACAGGTGCGCCAAAACTCATTGAGTGCGCCCCTTGCCGCGCTGTATGAAGTGGTAAACTGCTTGAACAATACCTCCGGCGGTATTTCAAGCGCTGCCCCTATCTGCCGTATCATGGCATTTGTAAAGGCATCATATCCCGTGTTCGGGTGCTTCGGGTCTGCAAACTCTACGCCCTCTCCCGGATTCAGTGAAACAATAGCGCCGGGGCCAAGCTCAATACTGCTTTGGTCTGCGCTGTCTATCAATTCCTCCGGCGGCAGTAATTCCCCAAACGGTCTCCCGTCTGATGCTGTCTCCGACTTCACGAACACCGTAAACATGGCGGATAGTACCGCTGCCGTGATCTCTGCGTCCGTATATCTTCCGAGTTGCTTTATCGCTTCGAGTACCGGCGCAAGGATCGGCACGCCTCGGCGCTGCCCGATTCTCTCGCGGTTCATAATGTGCAGTACATTTCTTCGCCCGGTGGTTTTGCTGTAGGCTTCAACCCTCGTCCACTCCATCTGTCCGGGCTGTATCGTCGCTGTACTTGATAGCGGATGGCGGTTGCATATCCAGTACGCTACTACCATTCCGTCTCTGTCTGTCTCAACGCCCTGTACGATCTGCTCTACTTTGTGTCCGTCCACTTCGCAAGGCGTTAATCTGTCGTACCCGTTCGGGCTACATATCCTGTCCGCTTCAATAAGCCTTACCCGTAATGAGTATGGCTGTCCTGCTGCCTCTTTTACCGGCAAAAGTACGATAGTGTCGCCGTTCATAAGGTACGACAGAAACGCAAGTTGCTGTAACTGATAAAAATTATCCATTCTTTCAGCGTCGCATATCGGCGTATCGGCCCACAAAGAAAACTCTCTGACAATCTTTGTCTGTAATTCTTCTGCCTGTTCGTCTGTCATGCCTAAAAACTCTGCGTCAATCTGCGGAGCAGGCATAAGACCGCCCGCTATTACATTTGTTCGCATGGTTTTAAGTGCCGCCGACGCTGCCGGGATCCCCATATAGGCATCACGGCTCCGCTGCCGCAATACATCTATGTTGTCCTCGATATCTTCTTTTGCGCTTCCGCCGAAGTATTCCCAGCCGCGCATACTCTTTTTTGTCTGATTTGCTCCGTAATTTCCATAGCCGGAGTTGATAACGGATAAAGCCGCCCTTGCCGCCGCTCTTTTGGCTGCGTGAACAGGAGCGACCATTTCCACCGCTTTATCAATGATATTCGGTTTTGCCATAAGTCCTCCTTACACATCACGGGCTACAAAGCGGAACAGCCTGTTTTTTCCGCCCGTCTTTTCCTCCGCTTCGGCTTCCGCCAGCTTTTCCGCCCAATACTCCATTTCTTTTCTCACGGCTTCAAGATCAGCCCTTGTCAGCATCCTCGTACCGATTTGGTACCGCTGCCCCGTCGCTATCGCTTCCTCTGCCGCAAGCCATGTATTCAGCTTCTTTTCGCATAGTGCTTTTGAATAAATCGCCATAATCAAATACCTCCGCTTACGATTCTGCGGCCTTTCTTGTGCGCTTTCTGTACGCCCGGCTCCGCTTTAGTGAGTACCGGGTTAGCTATCTCCAATGCCGCCATAGCGTAGTTGCGCAGGTCAAGCGGTTCATTTCGTTTGTATGAGCTGTCTTTCAGCTCCCACACAATGACGCTTCGCCCTTTCCTAAAGCGCACCACCATTTTTTCACTTGTCAGCCCCTTAAAGTAAGTCGCATCATATCCCGCCGCTTCATTTTCCGGGAAGTGGCAATAGTTCGGGCCTTTGGTTTCGTGCTTCAATCTTTGGTATATAAGCGCCTTTCCTGCATCTACGCCTATGATAAAGAGCGGTGTTTTGACACGGTTGTTTGTGGTAGGGTTACGGATAAACGACACTTCCGCGCCGCCCTTTCCCTTAATGGCCCACACTCTCCGCTCGTACCGCTCCTTTGTAAATCTGTATACTTGGTCTGTATGGTGTCCGCCGGAATCTATACAAGTTGAAAGTATGTGTAAAACGCTGCCGTCTTTCTTCGTGAATCCGCTCAAAAGGAAATTGTCAAGATCAGCCCATACCTGCTCTTTGAGCATATCGCCGTATATCTTCTGATAGCGTATGCCCCAGCTCTCTTTACCAACTCCCCAGCCGACTACTTCAACCTCGAAACGGTCGTCCTGTACATCTACTCCTGCAGTAAGTACCAGCACATCCTCCGGTACTTCTGCGTCGTATATCTCTCTACGGTTGAAAAGCTCGACATCCTCGACACTCTCGCCGCGCTCTTCCCAAGTCTCGCCAAGTTCCGTATTTACCCATACTTTCATTCCTTCGGGGTTGCCTTGATCTAATTGCTCTTTGGCAACGAGGAACTTCTGTACTATCTCTTTCCATCCACAGAATGTAGACGCTAATGTGTTAAGGTGAAAACCCCTTGTCTCTGCTTCCGGGTTCTCCGCTACGAACTTTCCGTACTTGCCCTGTGCTTTCCAAGCGTACTCCCCGGCTTCGTGTCCACACCGTTCGCACTTGTAAAGTGGCTCTTTTGTCAGATCGTCCGGGTCAAAAATCACATTCGCCCATACAAGCGGTTGAAAGTGTCCGCATTTCGGACAAGGTATGTTCCACTCTTCCTTTGTTGACTGGTTAAACTCCGTCTCAATGCGGCTATGCCCTTTGATAACCGGCGTTGATACCATGACCGTTTTTTTATCCCAAAAGGTTGTTTGCCTTTTCTGTGCCAGTGATAAGGGATCGCCCTCTGTTCCGGCACTGCCGGGGTAACGGTCTACCTCGTCAGCCAGCAAAACCTTAATCGGACGGCTTGCAAGTCCTGTCGCGCTGTTCGCTCCGACAATGGTTACATGACCGCCCGGAAAATTCTTTTTCATTATCGTGTTGCCGGAGTACCGGCTTTTGACATCCACAAGGCCCCGTAATGCCGGTGTGTCTCGTAACATCGGCGCTAACCGGTCTTTACTGAATGTCTGCCCCATATCAAGCGTTGGCTGCATAACAAGTATCGGTGCCGGGCTGTATGCCATGAAATACGCCAAAATGTTAAGCAATAGCTCTGTCTTTCCGAGCTGTGCCGCACACATGATAACCACCCGTCGTATATGAGGATCCCCGATTGCATCCATGATCTCTCTCTGATATGGCGCTTTGTCCGTATGCCACATTCCCGGTTCCGCGCTGCTCTCCGCTGATAACACCCTGTATGTGTCCGCCCACTGTGATAGTGTCAGCTCCGGCGGCGGTTTCAAGGTGGAAATGCACCTTGCCAATAGGTCAACTGTCGCTTTCGGCAGGTTTACCGTCTTTTGCTTTGGTTTTTGCTCCGTCTTTTTCTCCATCCGCACTGCCCTCTAATGCCAGCGCAACGCGGTAATCGCTCAACTCTTCCAGTGCTTCATCAATGGCGCTTTTGAGTATGTCGAAAATCTCTGCTTGATTTCCGCCTGCTGCCGTCAGTGCCGGAGATAGCTTCGCGGGCATTGCAAGAAATCGGCTTCGGATATTAAGGCACATTGTCTTTATGCCTGTTTCAATATCCTCGGTGCTGTGCAGTTCCCCGCGCCGCATCTCGTTATCCATCTCCGCCGCCTTGCGTTTCTCTGCCGTGAGCTTCATTCGCTCCGTTTGCAGGCTTTCTTTACCGGCTCCGCCTAAATATTTGATGTATCGTAATACCGTAGGCTGTAGATCATATAGCCCCGGCCTGTCCTCGGCTATAACGCCCTCGTCTCGGAGCTGCCTTATACGGCGTTCCGTCAGTCCGCACCACTGCGCTACAACCTTACTCGTATAAAGTTTCATCCGCCGTCACTCCCAGCTCTTTAGCGTCTATCTCTACCTCTTCGCCGCCGTCCGGCTCTGCGATCTCGATAGCGCCCGTCGCTTTCATTTCCAGTATTTCAAGTCTGCGCTTGTCCAGCTCATGTCTCCTGTCTGCTTCTTCCAGCGCCCGGAGACTGTTTACTATGGTTGCTATACGGCCTTGCACCTTGTATAGTGCTTCCTGTAATTTCAAAGACCTTGCAAATGCGCTGTCCTTGCTGTACATCCCCATTGTCTGTACGGCTCCGTCCTGCTTTGCTTTGCCCTTTCCAGCCGGTACCCGCATATCCATAAGGCTATTCAGATACAATGTATCTTCCTCGGCATTCTCATAGAGTGCCAGTTTTTCTAATATGCGGTGTTCCCGCACTTTCAGTATTTGCAGCTCATGTATAAGAGCGTCCTTGCCGCCTGTCGGCGTTATCGCTGCCAATTCTTTTTCAGAATCCGACAGCATATCAAAAAAGACAGCGCTGTAAGCTCCGTCTTTCTCTGCATTTTTATTTCCCGCCGGTGCGCCGTCGTGGTGTCCTTTGGCGTTCTTTTTCCCTTTGCTGTTTTTGTTCCCCGGCTGCCCGCCGCGCTTGCGCTTGGGTATCTGTTCATCCCACTTGTCAGCCGCTTTCCAATTCCGCACAGACTGATACGATACGCCCTGTTGCTCGGCCAGCTCCCGTAAGTTTACTTTTTCGCCTTTTGCTTTTCGGGCGATATATTCAGCCTTTGCGGATTCCCTTTTATCGCTCCGCTTCGGCATTTTTTGTCCTCCATGATTGCACGACAAAGCCCGCGACTGCTGCCACGGGCTAAATTTTTGTGTACTCACATTTATACACAGTATCAATATAACATAAAAAACCTGCGAAAGTTGCTAACTTTGTAAATTTTTTTATTTTTTCTTAAAAATATCTTTCCATGATACCGGTTTTCCTATGCTCCAAAAGGCTCTCCACGCCTTTCTATCTTCTTCCGGCCTTTTGTCTCTGTTCTCGTCGTGCGTTTTCCAGTCGCATTTTTTACAACGCCGTAGCCCCATTGCTTTCGCTCCATCTTCTGACATTGCATCCGGGTAGTTTGAAACATAAACTCCGCAACAATGTGGCATTGCATGATATACCTCTGACTTTTTGTTGTCTCCCGTAAATACTGCATCCGGCGGGAACCACAGATCGAACATTGGTATATATCCATGATCTAAATACCATATTTCCGTATCTGTTGTATCTCTCACGGTGTATGTTGCGGATAGTTCTATTCTCCCTGTTTGCTCCGGTTGCTTTTTCTTCCCAAAGAACAATCCCATACTCTCACCCTCCTACTCTTCGCCTGCTGTATCTTCTTGATCTTCTCCGCGCTTTTCAAGCGGTCGTCCGATGCACTGCGCCACATATTCTCTGAACGCGGCGTTTACGCTTGTGTTGTTCGCCCGGCAGTATTCCTCGAACGCTTCCGCGTCTCCCCGGTAGAGCTTCACGCCTAACCGCTTGTAGTTCTTCCGCTGCCATGCGTTGTCTGTTTTCCTCTTTGCGTCAGTCATTGCCAT